ACTGAAGTAGGCGAAGCCGTGCAATATTTAAACCACGTAGATAAAATGCTGATGGCTACGAATAGACGAAACCACGAATTAGAACTTGAAAACATAATGTTAAAACAAGAAAATAAAAGTTTGAATAAGCATTTAGAAATGTTAATAAGCGGTGAAATATGAAGCCAAGAAAATGTAAGTACTGTAAACAACCTTTCGAACCGTCCGTGTTTTTGCAAAAAAATTGCTTTGACCCTAATTGCGTAACTGAATGGATAAACGATGTAAAACAAAAGAACTGGCAAAAGAAAAAAGCGAAGTTAAAAGCCGATTTAATGACTGTCCAGGACTATATAAAATTAGCGCAACAAGTATTTAACAAGTATATTCGCTTTAGGGACAAATCGTCCCTGTGTATTTCGTGTCAAAAAAAGCCCTTAAAAGAAAACGCGGGACATTTCTACAATGCTAATAATCATTGGTCGGTACGTTTTGACGAACGCAACGTTCATTTACAATGCGAACGCTGCAATACTTTTCTTTCGGGTAACTTAATTTACTACCGGGAAAACCTATTAAAGAAAATAGGAATAGAAGAGTTTGAGAATTTAAGTGCTGAAGCTACAAAAACACGGAAGTTTACGATTGAGGAACTAAAAGAAATTATAGCAACTTATAAAAAAAAATGTAAGGAAATAGAATTATATTAATAATTTATATTACTTTTGACAAACATAAAACAAATAAGTATGGAAATTAAATTAAAATGGATTTACCCAACTAAGGTAAAAAACAAGTACGGTTACGTTTATAATTATTTTTACGTTCGTAGGAATAGGCAGTATCTTTATTCAAGTCAAAGGTTAGAAGATGCGCAAGACTTTGTAATTCGATATGCTGAAAAGAATAACATTAAAAACATTTACAAATGATTACGGGATTTGAAGAACACACCAGCGAATTAACAGCTGAAGAAATGGAAATATTAAATATAGTAATTCACGGGTTTAGACAATATAAAAAGACGAACCCGATTAAAAGCGAATTAATAGTAACACGAATGAACCAGTATCTACAAAACAACGGATACAAAATCAAAATGACTGGCGTACGTTTACGCAAAATGGTTAATTACATTCGTTCAAATAGCTTAATACCCTTAATAGCTAACTCACAGGGATATTTTACAAGCGATTGTAAGCAAACTATCCTCGAACAAATAACAAGCCTTCAGGAACGCGCAAATTCAATTGAGAATGCGGTGCAAGGATTAAAGAAATTTTTATGAAAGTAACGGATAAAATAGAAATAACAAACGAAGATAATATGTTATTAATGGCTCGATATCCCGATAACTATTTTGATTTGGCAATTGTTGACCCGCCTTATGGGATTGGAATTAGTTCAAATCCTGTAAGACAAAAACATAAAAAAAAGAATTGGGATAATGAAACACCTACAAAAAAATATTTTGAAGAATTATTTAGAGTATCAAAAAATCAAATTATTTGGGGTGGTAATTATTTTGATTTACCAATTACACAAGGGTTCTTTATTTGGGATAAAAAACAACCTCACGATTTTAGTTTAGCAATGTGTGAATATGCTTGGTCTTCTATACAGAAACCTGCTAAAATGTGGTCTTTATCTATTCATAAAGAACAAAATAAAATACATCCAACTCAAAAACCTATTGAATTATATAAATGGCTTTTAGAAAATAACGCAAAGCAAGGCGATAAAATACTTGATACACATTTAGGCAGTGGTTCAATAGCAATAGCTTGTCATGATTATGGATTTGAACTAACGGCTTGTGAATTAGATTTAGAATACTACGAAAAGGCGGTTGAACGAATAAACAACCACGTAGCACAATTAAAATTATTTTAAGTATTTTTTTTAAAGCTATTGTTATATTAAAAATTAATATTATATTTGTAGAAAATTAAACAAAGTTATTATGAAACATTTATTAAAAAGTCTGGCAGAGTTCCAGCAAGAAGTGAAAGTAATTCACAAAGAAACGCAAGGGTACGGGTACTCATATAGTGATCTTCCAAAAATATTTAGCGAAGTAAATCCATTACTACAAAAACACGGATTAGGATTCACACAACTAATTAATTCACAAGACGGATTAAACTATCTTAAAACGGTTTTATTTCACGTTGAAAGCGGCGAAATGATTGATTCAAATACTTTAATTCCATACGTACAATTAAAAGGCATGAATGATTTTCAAAGTTTCGGTTCGGGCGTTACGTATTTTCGTAGGTACTGTTTAAGTTCAATTTTAGGATTAGTAACTGATAAAGACACAGATGCTTCAGGCGAACAGGAAAAACCTAAAAAAGAAACGTTGGATAACAAAAGATTTACCGATGCTTTAAAAGCAATTAACGAAGGTAAAATTACTATCGAAAAGTTAAAAGAGAAATTTCAATTAAGCGAAGCACAAGAAAAAGCCTTGTTATTATGAAAGTACGTTGTTCACAAATCGGCAAAATAATGACGAACCCCCGTACAAAGGGGGAACGTCTTTCTCAAACTACTAAAAGCTACATTTTAGAATTAGCAATACAAGAAAAATACGGAATACACAAAGAGTTCTGGAGTAGATACACGGACAAAGGAAACGAAGTAGAACCCGAAGCGATTAAATTAACTGAAAGTGTTTTAGACGTAGGCTTTATTTACAAGAATGAAGAACAATTTTCTAATGACTGGGCAACAGGAAAGCCTGATGTAAACACGGACGTACTAATAGATGTTAAAAGTTCTTGGGATGCGTTTACGTTTTTTGATAAGGTAATAGAAAACGAACTAAATAACAAAGATTATTACTATCAACTTCAGGGTTATATGTGGCTAACTGACAAACAAGAGGCTTTATTATGCTATTGTTTAATCGATACACCTTTGCAAATAGTAGAAGATGAAATTAGAAGGGAACATTGGAAACAAAACTTAATAAGTGAAAGTTCCGATTTAAGAGAGTTTGTAGAAGATAAACATACATTCGGGCATATACCTATGGAAAAGCGTGTTAAAACGCACGTAGTAAAGCGAGACGATGAAGTAATCGAAGCTATTAAAACACGAATTGAAGAATGTAGAGAATATTATAACAACTTAATTCAATTAATATGATAGATTTAGCAGAATTTTTTGAAAGCGTTATTGATAAATACGGAGAATCAAGGGCTAAAATGATTGAATATAAATTAAAATATGAATCTTTAGAAAGTAAAGTTCAAGTTTTAGAAAATCAATTAACAAGTGCAAAGGCTCAAATTCAACTATTAAATGAAACAATAAGCGAATACGAGTGCGAAAAATTTAAAGATTAATGTTATGAACCCAGAAGTAAACCAAGAAATACAAGACTTAAAAAAAGAACTAAAAGAATTAAACCAATTAGTAAAAGCCTTATTAACTGTAACAGATGAAGGCGGTACTGTAAATACTGATTCTTTAGTAATTAAAATGTTAAAAGTAAAAATAAATAAAAAGTAAAATGGAAAAAAGAGACAACAGCGGAGCGTTATTTACAAACGACAAAAAGACGAAAGAAACGCACCCCGATATGAACGGTAAAATAATAATTTTAGGACGTGAATTTTATATAAGCGCATGGAAAAAACAAAGTAACAACGGTAAAAACTATTTAAGCTTGTCAGTTAAACCAGCTGAAGAACAACAAGCGAAGCCGCAAATTAATGATATATCGGACTTTTTAAATGATTTTTAGATGAAAGCAAGTAAAATAATAGCAAATAGCGACGAGTTAACACGTAAAATGTTACGGGAGTACTTACAAAAACACGAACTATCATTGAATGCTTTTTGTTTGGATGCTAAATTGCATCAAAGTAATATTCACACGTTTTTAAACGGCAAGTCTTTAACAAGTAAAACGATCCAGCGATTAGCGAAATACCTAAACGAAAAAGGAATGTAACTCAGGCTCGGCAAAGTCAAAGGTGCGGAACGTAAAAAATTCCGCATTTTTTTTTATAAAAGTATTGTTTATTTAAAAAGTTATATTAATTTTGAAGAAATAATTAAAACAAAGCACTATGAAAACACGTAATTGGAAAATTGAAGCAGTAGATTTTTACAACCGTAAAGGATATTTTGATATTAACTTAGGTAGGTTTGGCTCAATGGAGTTTCAATTTGAAGTAGAATTTACAAGAGATGGAAACGAAGTAGAAGATTTACAAGTTTATATTACCCGTTATGATTTATATGACCACGAAGGTAGTTACGTAAAACACGGAATATTAAACAACCGTAATTCAAAACTAATTTGTGAAACATTAGAGGAGTTAATTTACGAAGATCCAACAGAGTTTGGTTTTGAGTACGAAGATGAAGCTGAAGAAATTTTACACTACCAAGAATTAATGCGCGACGATAGATAATTAAAAAAAAAGTATAACTTTGTAAAGTGAGATACATTCTACTACTACCGTTTTTGATAACCCTGTTTATTTTAGATAGGGTTTTTCTTGTTTTGGTATATTGGAAAAGTGCGCATAAATTTGAAAGGTGGGTATATAAAGACGAATTAATATTGGAATCAATGTTTCGTGTTACAATAGGTTTATTAAGTTTTTTAGTTATTCAGTTATTTATTTCGATTTGGTAAATGAAAAGTTTTTATTAGAACTAAGTAAACACCACAAAGACTGGATTAAAATTGTAGGCACTTTTGGAGAGGAATTTTACGCTGAAGATATAGTTCAAGAGATGTATTTAAAAATGGCGGTAATAAATAACGTTGAACGGTTTTATTTAAACGGTAAGTTGAATAAAAACTTTGTTTGGACTGTTTTAAGAAACATGACTTTTGATTATAAAAAAAGCAAAACACGAATAACAAAAGTAAGCATAACGGAAGCCTACCAACTAAAAGACGAATACTTGCCTGAAATACTTGAAGCAAAGAAACGATTAGAAATAAAGATAAACCAAGAGGTTAAACAGTGGCACTGGTACGACCAACTATTATTTGACCTTTACCGAACTTCCGGAATGAGTACACGACAAATTGAAGGCGTAACGGGAATAAGTTTTAAAAGCGTATGGAAAACAATTAAGACTTGCAAGGAACGTTTAAAAGATAATGTAAAAGAAGATTACGAAGATTTAATTAATGAAGATTACGAATTAATAAAATGAAATTAGACGAAAAAATATTAGATAAAATGTTAGACGTTTCAAAATTTACAACAAGTCAAATAATTGATTTAGGCGTTAAGTTTTGGATTTCAAAAGATTTTACTGAATATCCAAGTAAGCATCATTTTATAGACGTAATTCAATTACAAGTATTAGAAGATGACACAATACTTTTAGGAACTGAAGAACAATTTTTAAAATATAAATTATATTAACATGACAAGAAAAAGACGAACAAAAGCCGAAATATTAGCGGCTAAAAGCGAAGGATTAGGAGACACAGTAGAAAAGGTCTTAGAAGCTACGGGAGTATCAAAGGTGGCTAAATGGTTACTTGGTGAAGACTGCGGTTGTGACGAACGTAAAGCAAAGTTAAACGCTTTATTTCCGTATCGTAAACCTGAATGCCTACTAAAAGACGAATACGAATATTTAAAAGAATGGTATTCTGAAACACGTTATTCAATGAAGCCTACCGAACAAAAGGAACTATTAAGAATTTACAATAGAGTATTTAAAGTAAATATGCAACCAACTTCTTGTGGTTCGTGTCTACGTGATGTAATGAATAAATTAGAAATATTATTTAACACGTACAAAGATGCCAATTCCTAAGCCACGAAAAGACGAAAGCAAAAAAGACTTCGTTCAAAGATGCATGATTGACGATACAATGACTTTTGAATACGAAGATATAGACCAACGTTTAGCGGTATGTTCAACAACTTACGAAGAAAAATTAAATGAAGTTAGTAAAGATAAGCGAGGTTAAACCCAACCCGAAGAACCCAAGGATAATAAAAGACGGAAAATTTCAAAAGTTAGTTAAGTCTATTCAAGAATTTCCTGATATGCTAAATAAACGCCCGTTAGTGGTTTTTACTGACGTGGACAACAAATACGTTGTCTTGGGTGGTAATATGCGCTTAAAAGCATTAAACGAACTAAAATACACCGAAATACCAATTATAGTAGCAGACGAATGGACTGAGGAACAAAAAAACGAATTTTTAATAAAAGATAACGTAGGCTTTGGAGAATGGGACTGGGATAGTTTAGCAAATGAATGGGACGTTGAAAATTTAGACGATTGGGGATTAGACTTACCGGGTTTTGATTTAAACGCTGATGAATTAGGAACTGAATTTAGTTTACCTGATGGAGACAAAGCACCGTTTCAACAAATGACTTTTACTTTAGCAGACGAACAAGCGGAGCAAATAAAGAACGCAATAGCAGATATTAAAGAAACTGAAGAGTATAAATATTGCGAAACAATGGGCAACGAAAACACGAATGGAAACGCTCTTTATTTAATTATAATGCAATGGGCAGAGCAAAGGAGATAATAGTTAAGGTTATACCCGCAAAGATTGCAAATGAGTTTGTAAAGAAATATCATTACTCAGGTAAGGTAGTACCAAATTCAATATTACATTTTGGCTGTTTTTTAGATGAACAATTACACGGGGTTTTAAGTTATGGTTCTCCAATGGTAAAAAAGAATGTTATTCAATTTGTTGAAAACACGAAATGGAATGAAATGTTAGAATTAAATAGAATGGCTTTCAATGATTACCTACCTAAAAATTCCGAAAGTAGATGTATTTCAATTTCAATTAAATTAATTAAAAAAAACGCGCCGCATATAAAATGGATATTAAGTTTTTCAGACGCTAATTTATGCGGTGATGGCACTATATACCGTGCAAGTGCTTTTCATTTAATAGGAGTGAATAAAAACACAAGTACTTACCAATTACCAAATGGCGAAGTAGTTTGTAGTTTAACAAGTTCAGCACACAGAACAAAAGAAAGTAATGGTAAAAGTGGAACTAATTGGATAAAAGAAAATGGAGGTAAAAAATTAGAAGGCTTTCAAATAAGATATATTTACGTAATTGATAAAACTTGCAAAATAACCGTGCCTATTTTACCTTTTTCAAAAATAGATGAATTAGGAGCGGGTATGTATAAAGGAAAAAAAGTAACTTTACAAGAACGAAAACAACAAGCGTCGGAAGCATAAAAGTAATGCGTTAATCATTCCAGATTAAAGAAGGGGTGCGATACCACCCCGACGCTCTATTTACAACGAAATTACAACGTACAATGGCAGGCAAAGGACAAATAGAACCACGTTGGGAAAAAGGCGAAAGCGGAAACCCTAACGGAAGACCTAAAGGAGCAAAGAATAGAAGCACAATAGCAAAGTACTGGCTGGAGGTAAATCAAAAGCTTAAAAACCCTTTAACGGGTGCTGAAGAAACAATGAGTCAAGAAGATTTAATGACATTGGCTTTAATTAAAAAAGCACGTGAAGGAGATGTAGCTGCATATAAAGCACTAATGGATAGTGGTTACGGTGCGCCATTACAACAAATTGAACAAACAGTTTTAGAACAACCTATATTTCCTGATGTTTCTGCGGACGACTTCGACGAATAAAATACTCAAACTTAAAAAGCGAGTTCGTATTATTCAGGGTGGCACAAGTGCTGCCAAGACGTACGGTATATTATCTGTTTTAATAGCACGTGCTTCTGCAATACACGGACTTGAAGTTAGCGTAGTTGCTGAAAGTATTCCGCATTTACGTAGGGGTGCTTTAAAAGACTTTATTAAGCTAATGAAGTGGATGAATAAATGGCACGAAAATCAATTTAACAAATCGTTATTAACCTATCAATTTTTAAACGGAAGTACATTTGAATTTTTTAGTGCTGATGACAGTTCTAAATTACGGGGTGCAAGGCGTGATGTTCTATATATAAACGAATGTAACAACGTAACCTTTGAGAGTTACAACGAACTTGCAATACGTACAAAGAAAGCTATCTATTTAGACTTTAACCCCGCTAATGAATTCTGGGTACATACCGAACTAAAAGACGAACAAGACAGCGACTTCTTAATTCTCACGTACAAAGACAACGAAGCCCTGGATAATAGTATTGTTCAACAAATAGAAAAGAACCGTTTAAAAGCGGAAACAAGCGCATACTGGGCGAACTGGTGGCGTGTATACGGACTTGGTGAAATAGGAATGCTTGAGGGCGTTATATTTAGTAATTGGAAAACTATTGATATATTACCTAAAGAAGCGAATTTAATCGGAATAGGATTAGACTTTGGGTACACCAACGATCCAACTGCAATAATAGAAATATACAATTACAACGGGCAACGAATAATAAACGAATTGAAGTATCAAACGGGAATGTTAAACAGTGATATTGCAAACGCACTACCGAAACACGTACCTGTTTACGCTGATTCAAGCGAACCTAAAAGCATTGAAGAAATAAAACGCTACGGAATAACAATAAAAGGCGTTACAAAGGGCAAGGATTCAATAAACTACGGAATAGATGTTATGCAACGTAATGAATATTTAGTTACTTCAAATAGCACAAACCTAATTAAAGAACTTCGGGCGTATTGCTGGGACACGGATAAGCAAGGCACACGCCTAAATAAACCGATTGACACAAACAATCATGGTATTGATGCGCTGCGCTATCACGAAATGGAAACGTTAGGAATGAATAGTAACTACGGTAAGTATCATATTTGGTAAATAAATAATATTTCGTACCCGTTCACGTATGCAAATAGTGTGAATTATATTTACAAACTACAAAAACACGAATTAAAAGTTAATATATAGAATGAAAACAGAAATTGTAATACCTACTTCATTAAGTGAAATACCTTTAAAGAGCTACCAAGAATTTATGAAGGTAGTTGAAAAGTCAAACGACGAAGAATTTATAGGTCAAAAGACTATTGAAATATTTTGTGGTCTAAAAATGAAAGACGTTGTAAAAGTAAAATGGAGCGACGTTAAAAGCTTGACCCTACATTTAAACGAAATATTCAAAGCGAAGCCTAAATTTCAAGCTACGTTTAAAATAAAAGATATGGAGTTCGGTTTTATTCCTAATCTGGAGGATATGACTTTCGGTGAGTACATTGATTTAGAAAGTAATATTTCAAGCGTAGAAACTTTTCACAAAGCGATGGCAGTAATGTACCGACCTATCACAAAGAAAGTAAAAGACCGTTATGAAATATTTGAGTACAAAGGGACGGATGAATTCAGTGATGTTATGAAGTACGCTTCGCTGGATGTTGTTTTAGGTGCAACGGTTTTTTTTTCGACTTTAGGAAGCGACTTAGTTCAACATACGCTTACCTCTTTGGAGACGGAGATAAAGAAGAATCCGAAGATAATGACTTTAGCGAAAGAACGCAATTTAATAAAAGATGGGGATGGTACAATTCAATCTATGCGCTTTCTCAAGGAGACGTTACAAAGTTTGATGAAGTTACCCGACTGGGAGTTAGAAAGTGTCTTACCTACCTCACTTATGAAAGACAAAAACGAGAAATAGAAGAACGAGAAATAAAAAAAATACAAAGACATGGCTAATTATTACACTGTTTTAGATACGTTAAAAACCAACTTAGAAAACGATCCATTTGTAAACACGGTTACTCAAGGTGATATATTTGCAGTCGATTTGGCAAAGCAAACAATATTTCCTTTAGTTCATATTATAGTAAATAGCGCAACTTTTGAAAGTAATATAATTCGTTTTAACGTGAGTTTAATGGCAATGGATATTGTAAACAAATCAAAAGACGAAGATACAAATATATTCGATGGCAATGACAACGAGATTTACGTACTTAATACAATGCTTTCAGTATTGAATAGATTGTACGAAGAGCTTCGACGTGGCGACTTATTTACTGATGCTTTTCAAGTAGACGGTAACCCAACCTTAGAAGCCTTCGCTGAAAGGTTTGAAAACTATTTAGCTGGTTGGACTATGACTTTCGATATTTTAGTTCCTAATGAAATGACTGTTTGTTAATGAGTGAAAGATTAAAAGCCTTAGAAAAGTTTCGTGATTTGGTAGTAGCTGAAGCGAAAGCCAATTTACAAAAGATGGGTAAAGATACCAGCGGCAAATTATCGAATTCAATAAAAGGCGACGTTAAAGAAATGCCAAATTCAATAGGTGTTTATTTTGAAATGGAGCCGTATGGAAACTTTCAGGACAAAGGGGTTAAAGGTGCAAATCCAACGGGGTTGCCTTCAAGCTCAAAAAACTACGGTAAACAAAACGCTCCTAATTCACCGTACAAATTCGGAAGCGGTACGGGACCAAAAGGCGGATTAACACGGAGCTTAGATAGTTGGATGGTCCGTAAAGGAATAGCACCACGAAATGTTAAAGGACAATTTCAAAGCAGAAAAGGTTTGAGATTTATAATAGCTCGAAGTATTTACATGACTGGAATTAAACCAAGCCTATTTTTCACAAAGCCATTTGAAGCTGCCTACAAAACTTTACCTGACACGTTAATAGATAAGTACGGTTTGGATGCCGAACAGCTTTTAAATGAAATATTAGACCAAAATTTAAAGAATATAAAATGAGTATTTTTGCACGTTCACCTTATATAGTAGAAATAGCGGAAACAGGACAAGACGGTTCTAAGTTAGAAGTATTTATTTGGAACGGTACTGGAAGCGCACCAGCTTCGCCAACTTACACTTTGAGTAAATTAATACCAGCTTCAAACAACGTAAAGACGTATTACAATATTTCACCTTACATTCGTGAGTATATCAGTTGGAATACAAGACAAGAAATTTATAATACTTTTCCAGCAAGTCAAACTACGCAATGGTGCAATGTTCAATTGAAAAGATACAAATTAGACAGCGGAACTTACACGCTACTTAGTACAAATTCATACGTAGCTTATGACGGTTTTGGGTGGTATGAACAAGGGTATAATTACACGCCGACCTACGACATATTACACGACGAAGGGACGTTTTTTTATTACTACGATGGCACAAACCCAAGCACAAATTCAAGTAGAAGGGCTGGTCATATAATGGTTAAAACTGCGACAAGCTACAAAGCAAAATATACTAACTTGGCAACGGCTGCTACATTCACACAAAACTTAACAAACAATTCAATTTTAGACGTACCGAGGGTATATGAAAATTATTACGCTGGTGGAAATAAGTTAGAGATAATTATAAATATTTTAGGTAGTGATGTTACTGTTTGGACAGGTTATTTTAAACCGTTTGAGCTATGCCGCTATACAGCCGTTTTGTGCGACTTTGTAAACAAATATGGGTGTTGGCAAAGGACGTGGTTTTTTGCAGCGTCTAACGATACATTCAGCATTGAAAACACGGAATACAATTTAATGCAAAGCACGTTTCCTAACTACAATACTTTAGAAGGTCAACGCAAAGTATTCAACACAACGGCAAAACGTAGTATAAAAGTAAACACTGACTGGGTTACTGAAAGCTACAATGATTTGTTGGAGCAGCTAATGACAAGCGAAAGAATATTAATAAACAGTTTACCGGTAAAGATTAACACGAAGTCAACGGAGCTATTCAAGAATATAAACCAAAAAATGATTAACTATTCTTTAGAGTTTGACTTTGCCTTTAATGCAATAAACAACGTAATATGAGGCAAGTACAAGTTTATATTGAAGGACTTAAGATTGAACTATTTGAAGACGAACAAATTAATGTTACTTCGAGCGTTCAAAATATTAACGATATTTCAAAAGTATTTACTGATTTCTCGCAGTCGTTTACCGTACCAGCTTCAACCGTTAACAATCAAATATTTCAGCACTTTTACCAAACGGATGTAGATAGTACAATAGACCATAACATAAGAAGAAACGCGTTAATTGAAATTGACCTAACTACTTTCAGACGTGGTAAAATTCAGATTGAAAAGGCGAATGTAAAAAACGGAATGCCTGAAAATTACCAGCTTACTTTTTATGGTGAAATACGAACGTTAAAAGATTTGTTTGGCGAAGATAAATTGAACTTATTAGATTTTAACGCGCTGGAGTTTGCTTATACGGGTACTCAAATTTATAATAGAATAACGGATATTGCAACAGATTACGACGTTCGGTATCCTTTGATTGCAAGTAATAGAGTTTGGACTTACCACCACGGGAGCGAAGATATTACACAAAACGCACACGCAATACAATACGATGAATTATTTCCAGCGGTAAAAATAAATAAAATATTTGGCGAAATAGAAAACAAATACGGCGTTACTTTTACGGGAACATTTTTAACAGACCCGCGATTTACAAAATGTTTCTTATACGGTAAAAACACGAATGAATATACCTTTTTAACTGAAAGTACAGACGTAGTAATTGATCAAGTAACAGCAACGGTAATTGAAGATAATACACTACCAAACCCAGGCGATTTAACATATACGGATATTTACCAAGACGAAATAAACGTATTATTTGCTCAAGACGTTCAATTTAGTGTTATTAGTTTTCAAGTATTAAATCAATCAGCAGTTGGAACTTGGTATATTGACGTATTTCAAGACGGTAATTTTTATCAATCAATTGAAGGAAATACTACGGGAGTTTTTGGTAATATAAGTTTTCAAAACGTTTCAGGATTAGATACAACTTTAACTTTCAAAATGAAAGCAACGGTTGCTATGAATGTAGATATGTTAATCAATTACCAAATAACAGGAGTAAACGGATTAAGTAATTACGCACAAATAAGCACTGTACAAACTGTTTTAGCTGGTAATGTAAGCATTAATTCAACGCTGCCAGATATGAAGGTAGGTGATTTCTTTTCAGGCGTTTTAAAAGAGTTTAACGCAACTTGCGTAGCTACTTCAGAAAACACTTTTGAAATACTACCTTTAGAAGATTGGTATTCACAAGGCGCTATTGTAGATATTACAGAATATACCGATATTGATTCAATAGATATTGAACGAATTAAATTGTATAAAAAGATAGCGTTTAAATATCAACAATCCGAAAGTTTTGTTAATCGTAATTTCTTTAAAATATCGAATAGCGAATACGGAAATATGGAATACCAATTTGCGTACGATGGCGACGAGTATGTAATAGAAGTTCCTTTTGAAAATTTATTATTTACGCGTTCGGTAGGTGCGTCAAGTAACTACGCTATTTTAGGTTATTGCCTTAATGAAAGCTTCAACGCGTACACACCTAAACCGATGCTTCTTTATTTGTATGGCGAAAGTAATGATTTAAGTTCACACCCTATTAGATTTTACGATGGAACTACGCACCAGGATATTGATTCATTTGCTTTATTCGGTCAAGACCTTACCTATCAAAACGAAAAATATAGTTTAAACTTTGGAGCTGAAAATTCAGTAATTCACGAAGAAACAATACAACAAGGTTTATACGCTGAATATTATTTTCCATATTTAGTTAATTTATTTAATTTAAAGAATAGATTAGTCAACGTAAAGACGAATTTACCTATTTCCTTATTGACTAACTTACAACTAAATGATCGTGTTATTATAAGAGATAAACGCTATATAATAAACGAAATGAAAAGCAACTTAAGTACGGGACAAGTTGACTTTAGTTTGTATTTAGACTTTCGACCAATTACAAGTGGTCGACCTTTAGTGCCAAGTTTTGACGCACAATGTTTAAACGTTCCTATTAAGTTTATTAACGGTGCGGTAAGTGCTACTATTACAACAACTTTTGGCGGCGTTACAATTACGCCAAGCACAATAACAAGTAGTCAAACAATTGTAGTTTGTATTCCTGAAAACACGAATACGCCTTCATTTATTTTAGCTGAAAATTCAAACTTTTTAATTACTGAAGAATTTCAAAACTTAATAACGGAAAATTCGAGCGTTCAAGTTATTACATTGACTGTAACGTACACTTTTGGGGATGGAAGCACAACAGTAAACACAATTCAAATATTACAACAATGATTCAATTAATTTTAGAGCTATTAAAAGCTGACGATTTCTTTGGCGTAAGTGAGATAGTAGATGTGGCGAAAGGAAAACACGAATTAACCGGTAATTTAAAAAAGATTTATAAACAAGAAAAGCGTAAACAATGGCTGAAAAAAGAACGATTGAATTAGAAATACAAGACAATAGCAAAAGTCTAAAAG